CATCGGGAGACGCTCGAACGATCCCGGTTCAGCCTCGTAAACAAGATTGCCGTCGGCGTCTTCGCTCGAGACGTATCCGTCGGGACTTGTCTCCGTGTAAAATCCCATCTTGCTCGCGGAGACTCTTGCCGCCACAAGTTCCGCTTCGCGGTATCCCTCGAGCATTCGCAAGCCGGTGATCGCGCTCGTCAACCAAGGCACGCCTTGCGTTTGACCGGGTCGATCTTTGACGAACAAGTGCAAGACCTCACTTGCCGGGATGCGCTCGCGCTTGTTTGCGGAGTAGCCCAAGACATGAGTGTCGCCGGGATGCCGTTGCAGAACATGGTAAGCAACCGGCTTGCCGAATTTGTCCGTCTCGACGCCAAACCGAATTTGACCGTCGGCGGTCTTGTCATTGTAATCGTGATCGAGATGATCCGCCTCGATGATTTGCAACGCGAGCTTGTACGGGTTCGCGTAACCGCGGACGAACCGAATCAAGACCGATCCGTCTCGAGCCATTGACCGGAGTGCCAGACGTTGCACGTCAATCCAAGTCGTGCATCCGTCGACGCAGCAACTCTCTTTCCCGCCCCAATCAGAAAACGCGCCCTCGATCTTTTTGTTGGCTTGCTGATCTAGGTTGCCTGAAAAGTCGCGGGACTTCATTTGTAACTTGATCCCGGTCGAGCCAAGCACGTTGTTCTCTAACGCCTTGAAATAGCGGCGAGCGTAGTCGTTGTTGCGTTCGAGTTCTCGGGCGCGCGCTCGGAGAGTCTTGAGGTCGCCTTTGATCTCGGCGTCGCCGCTTGAGATGACCGTCGCCCAATCGTTTGTGAGTCGGTTAATCTTGGCCGCGGCAAAATTACGCTTGGCAATCTTTGGCTGAAAACCGAAACGGTCGGCAAGCCGGGTGAAAAAGTTCATCATTGAAATCTCGTGAGAATAAGACGCCCCGATCCGCGCCCCGCTTTGAGACGCTCGACCGCTTTCTCGCGCTCGACCTCAACCCGGTAACGTGAGCGCATGGCCAAGAGTTGCTCGTGCGGGTACGACGAAAGAGAGTTGCCCTCGACGCTGAAACTCAAGACCTCTTTGGTCGCGCGGGATTCGAGAACTGCCTCGATCGAGTCGAGAACAGTTTGAGCGTGCGTGCGCGGATCGAATGCGCCGGACTGCGCCGGGTTGGGCAGAACTTCGAGAAACCCGTCAAAAACTTGAAACTTTTCCGAGCCTTTTGCGACGATGCCTTTGAGGTCGTAAAGCCCCACGGCATACAAGCCGGAGATTCCGTAGCTGAGTGTAACAAGATGATCGTCTCCGTCTGCCGTCGCGGCAATCGCCGAAAGTGCGATTCCGTTTTTTCGCGGGTAATATGTGAGAACCCAAGAGTCGCTCGCCTTGTAGTCCGCAAGTGACTTTTTCCACATCCACGTCACTCCCGCTGTGACTGTCTCAGGTTCTTTCGTCGGTATAGCCGCCGCCATTTAACTTTGCGGCAATGGTAGCGGGGAAACTCATCGCCAAGATTGGGCAAATCCGCCGCCTTGACGTCTCGGTCTATTCTTGACGGGTTGTTTCTTTGGCTTCGCTGGCTTGAGTAGATACTCACGCGAGTCCGGTTTCGGTTTCGGTTCCGTCTGCTTTTCAACGCTGCCCCGCTCCCGATTGAGGTTGAGCCGCATCGATTCAAGCGCGGCGATGCTGTATGCCCACAAGTCGATTGCCTCGTTGCGCTCGGCGACTTTCTTCCACTCAAAGACGGGAAAACCGCGGACGTACTTGGTGCGCTTTTCTTCCGCTCTGAACTGCGCGAAATAAGTCTCGTCGAATCCGCGCCCCTCGGGGAAGTGAACGTAACGCGGCCCGACGTCGGTCTGCTTGAGCCGACCGAAAAGTATGTCTTTCGCCACGTTGCCGCCGATGCCGATGATGCCAACCCCGTGACCTTTGACCCGTCGCGGAGGTTTCCAGAGCGGCGCGCTCTGATCGCTCGAGCCTTTGATTGCGAACACTCCCCGGGCTTGGCGATCGCGGACGAATCGGTAGACGTACTGCTCTTGAAAACCGGAGTCGATAAACGCTCGCTTGATCTTGAGAACCGCGCCGCTCTCGTGATCGAACGATTTCAGCAAGACCTCATCGAGTGCTTTCCAAGTGTCAGGCGATTCCGGCGATCCGAATATCTTGAACAGATCGATCGCCCATGCCTCGTCTGATTCACCGAACCCAGTCACTTGACATTCAAGCCGGTCGCCTTGGACGTCGACCGCGGCAACCAACACGATCACTCCGTCGGGGCACTCTGCCGGGTACGGTTCGAGGCGGCTCATCAATGGTGCGATCTCGATCCGCTCGGTCTCTTCTTCCCAAGTCTCGGACAAGAAAGTATTCGTCCACGACTTGAGCATCTCAACGCCGCCACGCTTGGCATCAAGAAACTCAACCGCGAACTGATGCAGTCGCCCGCCGAATCCGCGCTTGGCCGGGAACATCGTGTTGAGACCGCTCAACCAATAGCCGCGAACCCCGGTAAACGGTGCGGTCGCTCGCCACTCGCCCGATCGAACCATCGCGATCCGACCGGCGTCATCGAGAAGCTCGGCGCATTTCTCGCACTCATACCGGGCAGTCTCGGGTTGATCTTTCTCCCACTTGACTTGGCCCCATCTCAAAACTTGAAAGTGACCACAACTCGGACACGGGCAAAACCATTGCTGCTTGTCCGACCTCTCGAGCCAAGCCTCGATCCGACTCACGCCTCGGAGTGTTGGAGTCGACGACAAAACTTGGATCGAATTTTTGTAATTGTCCGACCGCCGGAATGCCAACGAGATCGGGTCGCCTTCGCTGCCCGCTTCGTATGCGTCGATCTCATCGCAGAGAACAACGCGCGCTTGAATCTGACGAAACCCGGTCGGGGAGTTCGAGCCGATGCCGCTGATCTTCCCGCCGGGAAATTGCTTCGCCAAGATAGTGTTGTTCGCGTCTCTCGATCGTGGCTCGGCGATCTTGCCGTGCAACTTGGGAGTCGCCTTAACCATCGGCGTGAAAAACTCTTTGCTCCACTTCTTCGCCGAGTCGAGTGTCGGATACACGACCAAGATGCCAGACGGATCGACGTCGATGATGTAGCCTTGCAAGTTGTTGATTAACTCCGTCTTGCCAAGTCGCGCGCCCCAACACAAGACGGTTGTCTGAACCTCCGAGTCGGTGAACGACTCTTGAGGTGCGGTCTGGTACGGTGCAACGCTCGTCTTGTATCGACCCGGCTTGGCGGTGACGTCTTTGCCGAGCCGACGATATGCCTCGGCCCACTCCCAAACGTTTAAGTCAGGCGGCGGATCAAGCAGATTCAGCGTCGACTTGACCATCGTCGACGCTTTGTTGTCCGGTCTCAAAATACTCATCAATTTCGATCTTTTGTAAGTCTTCCAACATCTCGCGACGCTCGGTCTCATCAAGCGACTCGGCGTGCATGACTTTCTGCCGGAGCGCAACGATCACTTGTTCCCATACCCTCAAGACAGTCGCGACCTCAATGGCTTCGCGCGACAACATCGCCGCCTTGATCTCGGCGAGGTCGGCATCCGCTGCCATCTTCCGCGCTCGGGATTCCTCGAACGGTTGCGCGGACTTGTTGCCGTCGATCAACGCGCGAACGATGTCCGCCATGCGATAGAACTTTGACCGCTTGGTCTCACGGCACGTCTTGACGTCTTCGATCTTCTTCGAGAGACCGCGGTGATCCATGCGGAGCTCGACCGAGAGTCCCGAGAGCGTCCACTCTTTCGCGTCAACTGCCATCGGTCATCCAATCAACTTTAGACCGGCAAACGACGTCGCCGTTGTCGCCGGTCTCGTACTCAAACCACTCACCAGAAAGCTCGATCGCCGCCTTGATTTGGTCGCGGGATAAACAAACGCCACTTAAGTCGTCGACCACAACCACCGGGCCGCTTGGTGTCTTAAGCTCAATGCCTAGTTTTTGAACCACCGCGGAAGTCATCCCGACAAGCGTGAACTTGTTCCAGCAATCAAGCGGCTTGATCCCACTCTCAAACAAGACTTGATGTTTGAGTCGCCCTATCTTTGCGACTGCCTCAAATTTAGAGTCGCTCGGAATATTATTAAAAGTTTTCATTGCTCGAGTCGGTGAACCAAATCGCGGTCCCTAGAAAAGTAACGGAGACACGCTACC